GGCAGGCGTATGCGATGGCAGCAAAAGATGTTTTATGATTACCACAAGGAGTGATTATGGGTGGTAAGGGTTCAGGTGGTGCGAACCGCAAACCGATTGAACAGAAGCAGAGGATTGGCAACCCCGGTGGCAGGGCTTTGCCTAAGGCTGATGTGATTGCTTTCCCTGTACAGCAAGCCCCTGAACCGCATCGACCTTTGGGGAAGGTGGGTACTGAGTTGTGGGAACGGGTGTGGTTGGCTGCTGCTGCATGGCTTAAACCTACGGCTGATGCTGAATCCGTGTTGCTTCTTTGTGAGGCATCGGATGAAAGAACATCTCTGCGATATCGTGTTATGTCTGATCCTGATGCGTGGCGTGAGCGTAAAGCGTTGAGGGATTTGGAGAAGCAGATTCAGTCAGCTTTGGGTGAGTTGGGTTTGAACCCGGTTGATCGTGCAAGGTTGGGTGTAGCAGAGATAAGGGAGAATGAGTTTGCCAAACTCCACGCAAAGATTGCGCAACGACGGAACCAAGCCCAAGCCTGATTGGTCGCCTAAATACTTCACTCCTGCACTTAGCGCATTGTCTGATGGCGATGATCTGATTGCGTTTGCTGAGAACTATTGCACGGTAACTAAAGGGTTTCAGGCAGGTGAGCCTTTGACGTTTACTGAGTGGCAGGCGTGGTTGTTGCGTCGGATCTATGAGCGTACGGATGATGGGCGTTTGAGGTATCGACGGGTTTATGTGGAGTTGCCACGTAAGAACGGCAAGAGCCTGTTGGGTTCTACGATTGCTTTGTATTCTTTGTTCGCAGGTGAACCCGGTGCAGAGGTGTATTCAGCTGCAGGTGACAGGCAGCAGGCACGGATTGTGTTTGGTGAAACTAAGGCACAGATCCTGTCTAACCCGTTGTTGGCTTCAGAATGCAAAGTGTATAGGGATGCTATTGAGGTTCCGTTGTTTGGTTCCGTGTATCGGGTGCTTTCGTCTGATGGCAAGTTGGCTCAGGGCTTGAACCCTTCAACCGTGATCTTTGACGAACTCCATGTGCAACCAAATGCAGAACTTTATGATGCTTTGACGTTGGGTTCAGGTAACAGGATTGAACCGTTGATGGTGGGGATTACCACACCGGGGTTTGATCTTGAATCATTGTGTGGTGGCCTGTATCAGTACGGAAAGAAGGTTGCTGCAGGTGAGGTTGATGATCGGCAGTTTGGTTTCTTTTCATGGCAAGCAGATGATGATTGTGATGTGAACGATGAAGCCCAATGGCATCAGGCGAACCCTAATCTTGCTGAAGGTTTGCTCGATATAGACGATATGAGATCGAGCGTGAAGCAGTCATCAGAAACTTCCTTCAGAAGGTTCAGGTTGTCGCAATGGGTGCGTTCACAAGAATCGTGGCTACCTGCCGGGAGTTGGGATCGTTGCACGGGTGAACAGAAGTTGATTGATGGGCAACTAACATGGGTTGGTGTCGATATGGCTTTGAAGCATGACTCTATTGCGATTGTTTCCGTTCAGAAGCAGGATGGCGTTTTGGTGATGCAATCGAAGATTTGGTTCCCTGATGGTGACAATGTTGATGTGGTTGAGGTGGAGAACTATTTGCGTGGCCTGCATCAACGGTACGATTTGCAAGAGGTGGCGTTTGACCCTGCCTTTTTTCAGCGTTCAGCTGAGGTGTTGCATGATGACGGGTTGCCTATGGTGGAGTTCCCCCAATCCGCTAATCGTATGGTTCCTGCTTGTGGGCAAGCGTATGAACTGATTGTTGGTGGGAAAGTGGTTCATGACGGTTCACCAACTTTCACGGATCAAGTGTTATCAGCAGCGCAACGCATGACAGATAATGGGTGGAGATTGTCTAAAGGCAAATCCCGTCGCAAGATTGACGCTGCTATAGCAATGGTGATGGCGTTGGATCGGGCAACAACCCGTTCTGCACCTGAACTTGTACCTCAGTTCTTTAGTGTTTAGGAGACAATGTGAAGAAGATTAAAGTTGAAGAAGCGTGTGAAGTGGCAGGGTTGGCTAGTTTGTCTATCGGCTGTTTCGTGTGGGCGATACCTGTAGGCTTCATTGTGTTGGGGATTTCTTTGGTATCTTGGGGAGTCGCTGCAGGTCGCAAGAGGTAATTGATGCTTGATCGTTTATTCCCCACAAGTTCAGAGAATCGTGCTATCTCGTTTCAATCTATTTGGGGTGCAGGTGATTCTTATGCGGTGACCACCAACTCAGGAACGATTGTTACGCAAGAGAACGCAATGAAAATTGCAACCGTCTATGCGTGTGTGCGTTTGATCTCTGATTCTATTTCGACGTTGCCTGTAGGCGTTTTCCGTCGTATTAATGGTGAGCGTGTGCCTGTGTTCCCTAGACCTATATGGCTTGATTACCCTGAATCGGGGATGACCCGTACCGATCATTTCCAAGAAGTGTTGGTTTCAATGCTATTGGATGGCAACGCTTTTATCCGTGTTATTCGTGACGATTCAGGCGTTGTAGGGCTTACCGTGTTGAACCCGTTGCGTGTTGATGTGAGCCGTGATGCTTCACGCAGAATCATCTACACCCTCAGAGATACGCAGGGTGCAGCAATCATGGCTGAAGATATGATTCACATTTCTGAGATGCGCCTACCGGGTGAACTGCGTGGGCGTTCCCGTATCGATCTTGTGAAAGAAACATTGGGGTTGGCAAAAGCCTTAGAAGAGTTTGCTGCACGGTTCTTTGGGCAAGGTTCAACCACTACAGGAATCATTGAGTTCCCCGGCAACCTGACCCGTGAACAAGCAAAGAATCTTGTTGATGGTTTTGAGGAAGGCCACAGAGGTTTGCGGAAAGCGCATCGGCCCGGCATCCTTGCAGGTGGCGCAACTTTCACCAAAACGGGTGTTGATCCTGATGCAGCCCAAATGATTGAATCACGCAGAATGAGCGTTGAGGAGATTGCACGGGTGTTCCGTGTACCGCCATCAATGTTGTCTGTGACTACGCCGGGTGCAATGTCGTACGCATCGGTTGAACAGAACGGTATCCATTTCGTTACGCACACTCTCAGGCCATATATCGTGAAGTTGGAAGATGCTTATACAAGGCTTCTACCTGAAGGCGTGTTCCTGAAGTTCAATGTTGATGGGCTTTTGCGTGGCGATAGTACAACTAGGGCTGCCACCTATTCATCAGGTTTGCAGGCAGGTTACCTTTCAATCAATGATGTTCGCAGGCTAGAAGATTTCTCTGCCGTTGAAGGTGGAGATGTTTTCCGTGTGCCTTTGGCAAACGTGAATGTGGCTGCTGCCAACCTGACAGAAACTGAAACAAAGGTTTCTATGGCACAGAAACTAATCCTCTCAGGCTTTGATCCTGCTTCCGTTCTATCTGCAATGGGTTTGCCTTCTATCGATCACACGGGCGTTCCTTCTACGCAACTGCAACCGTTGGTTACTCTTGATCCTGCTAACCCGTCAGCAGCGTACGAGGTCTAATTGTGACGATCAGCTCAGGTCAAACCTCTGTAGGTACTTCACCAACTTTGATTGATGGGTTAGAAGTTAATCCGTTTCGTTTGCATCTGCACAACAACGATGTTACCGATGAGGTATTTTTGGGTGGTTCTGCTGTCTCTACAACAACAGGTTTGAAACTACTGAAACAAGATTCAATAGAACTCATCATCAATCCTTTAGAAGCGTTATATGCGGTTTCTAGCAAAGCAGGTCACGTAGTTTCGTGGCTAAAGCAGACGGAGTAAAAATGCCGTATTACATCAAACTTGGTGCTATCGGCTGTGATGGTTGGGCAACAATAAAAGAAGATGGTGAAGTCATTGGATGCCATCAATCAAAGGCTGACGCTATAGCGCAAATGGTCGCTGTTTCTCTTGCTGAGGATATGGAACCCGGTGGGGAACGTGCGTTGCCTGACAACTACCGACCTGCTTTAGCAGAAGATGTCCCTGATGGCAGGGCTTGTGGGAACTGTGTTTTCTACAATGAGGATCGACAAAACGATGATGGCACTAAAGCATGGTGTGAGAAGTGG